GTGATGCGTCCAGCTTCGGACGTGCTGCCGTTCAATCGAAGTACAGCGAGCTTGCGGTCATGGCGGATGGGGCGGGTCATAGGTCTCGTCTTTCCTCGGATTGCTTGGATCGATTGTGGCAGGTGGTACAGAGCGGCTGCCAGTTGCTTCGGCGCCAGAACAGCTTGAGTGCGAATGCTCGCTCACCGTCTGTCTTAGCCGCGGCGAGCCGATGCGGAATGATGTGATCGACAGTTGTTGATGGTGAAGGACAGCGCGTGCACTTCGGATTAACTGCTAGGTAGTCCTTGCGCGCTGCCATCCATTTGGAGCCGTACCCACGCGCCGCGGATGATGGTCGGCGTGCGTCGGCGGCGGCGCGGCTTGCTTGCCGCTGGCGGGCCTTACAGGGGCATAGGATGCCGGCCGGGGTGATGACACCGCAGGGGCATCGTGACGGGGCGCGCTGGGGCATGTCAGGCGACCATCATCGCGAGGTCGGCGAGGCCGGCGCTGTCGAGCTGGCCCAGGTCTGGCCCCTTGCGCTTCGGCGAGGGGATGCCGGCAGCGGCGCGGGTCATCGCGAGCCGCGCATCCATCGCGGTCCAGATCTCAGCGGGGGTTGCCTCCCAGGCGACGGCCGGGCTCCATCCCAGCACGCCGGTCGCGAGGCCAAAAATTTGAATGAGCGCGGCCTGCATCGTGATCTGATCAGGCGCCGAGGCCTCGGCGTCCTGCTCGATCTCGTCGGCCGGCGGTGAGACGTCCGCAAGCTGCAAGACGATCTCGGTGAGCGCAGGCTCGATCCGGGCAAGACGATCGCGCAGCGGCTCGTCTGCCGGGGCGGTGATCAGGTCGGCCGGCGCGGGGTGGTTGCCGGTCTCGGTGAGGATCGAGGTGGCGGCGGTGATGCTGCCGCCCTGGATTGCCTCAAGCAGCGGCCGGAAACCTCCGAACCGCCGCTCAAGGCGTAGCGCCGCGCGCAGGCTCGGCCGGCAGCGCACGGTGGCGGCTCCGATCGAGATCACGATGTCATCCTGCGCGAGGCCACCCATAGCTCAGACGGCCACGCGCAGCTTGAGCAGTCGATCCGGGTGGGTCACGTCGGCGCCGACACGCTTCCGGGCATGGATGCGGACCTGACCGACTGCAGCGAGGCTGAACGGGTCGCGCAGGGTCTCCAGGTTCGTGCGATCCACGATCCGGTAGCCCTGCAGATCGCCGAACATGATCGGGGTGAGACCGGCGCCGATATCGGGGGCGTCGACAGCTTCCACGATCGGACGGCCGAGCAGCGTCGTCGCGGCGCTTTCGGAGATCGGGTCGATTACGAGGTAGCGGCCGGAGGCGTCCTTCCACTGACGAATGGTGCCGAGCGTCTTGCGGTTCATGAGCCACTGGCCATTCTGCGCGTGAACGGTCGGGAGCGCGTGGAACATGCCGATCAGAACGTCTGCCGGGTTGCTCGCGGGGAAGCTGGAGGCAGCGCCCGTCTTGAACTCGGCGATGCCGGCGGCGGTGAACAGGCCCTTGGGCTGGCCCGTGCCGGTGCCGGTTACGAAGGCAGCGCCCTCGGTCTTGCCGAACGCCTCGGCGAACTCGATCCCCAGTTCGGTTTCGAGATCGTAGGCGTTGTCTTCTAGCAGCGCGGTCGACACGTCGACGTAGGTTGCCAGCTCGTAGGGGGTGAGGGCGATTTGCTCGAAAGACGGCTCGCTGCCCGTGCGGGCACCGGTCTCCGAAACCCACGTGGCACCAGCGCTATTCACGCGACGGGGGAAACGAATCTCGGGAGCCGAAATCGAGACGACGCGGGCGTATTGGCGAACCGGCGAGAACTCCACGAGGCGCTTGAGCAACTCGCTGGAGATCTCGGGCGGAGCGAGGAAGCCGCCGGCCGTGCTGGTAGCAACGGTGAGCGTCTTGATCTCGTCGGCGGGCATGCGGTCGGTACCGCGGCGCAGGTAGTTCGTGAAGGCCTTGCGCTCGATCGCGCCGGGGGCTTCGGCCGGGGTGGTGATGACGGCCGGACGGGACAGACGCTGCTCGACGCGATCGAGGCGGGTCGTGTCGGCTGCCTTGGTCTCCAGAGCGGCAAGACGGGCGGCGACGCCGGTGCGGATGCTCTCCAGGGCGGCGGCGGCGACTGCGCCGACATCGGTGGTGTCGTCGTTGGGGAGGTCGCCCTCGGCCTTGGTCTCGAAGGCAGTGCCCTCATAGATCGGGGTGTGGAACGTCATCGGTGTTTCTCTCTTTCAGGTTCGGTTTGGTCGGTGGTTCAGGCGCGAAGGCTGGCGCTGAATTGCTCCAGGGCCGCCGCGATCGCGTAGGCGTCGGCGGCGGATTTCATGCTCGTCACGCGGGCGCCCGGATGGGACGGGCGGGTGACGATGCTGATTTCGTGAAGGCGCAGGCCGTGCGCGGCGCGGATATCGCGGCCTGCGCCGAAGCCGCGGGGGGCGGCCTTGCGCTCTAGACGGAAGCCGATCGACAGACCGCGCACAACGCCGTCGCGCAGGTAGGACTGTGCCTCGCGAGCACGGGGTGAGTGCTCGATCTGGAGCCGGCCGCGGACGTGGAGGCCATCCGACTTCTCCTCGATCAAGTCCCAAGCGCCGATCGGCTCGTCGGGGCGGTGTTGCCAGAGCATAGGGAGCGGTCCGAGCACGAGGCCGAAGGCACCAGGGTGCATCACGTCGCCGGCAGCATCGGCCGATCCGAACGGCCACGCCACGCCACTGATCTCGCCGGTCTCGCTGACGGTCAGCGACTTCGTAACAAGATCGTGGCGGTTCACGACGCGACCTCGGGCTTGGCCTCGGAAGCGTCCTCGGGGCGCTTCACGACGGCGCCAAAGCGGTAAGCGTTGTCGGCGATCCGACGCTCGGTTTTCTCCTGCTCCAGGCGCTGGCGCTCGGCGGCGTCGTAAGCCTCATGGTCGATCATGCCACTGCCTCCGGGTCGGCATCGGCAGCGACCGCCGGGGCCGCGTTCCCGGTCCAAGTCGCCAGCATAATGGCCGTGGCGAGGGCGTGGCCTTCCATGAGCGGCCGAGCGCTGACATACGCCGCGGCGAGCGCCGAGGCGGCTGACGGGGTCTCGCCTGCGCCGATCAGCGACAGCCGAACGACTGAGGGGCAATCGGCGGCGTGGAAATCGCCAGCGATGATGCGCTTCAAAATCGATCCGGTAGCTGCGCCCGTGACGCGCTCCAGTTCGTGCAACTGAGGGAGAAGATCGAAGGATCGATCGCGGTCGCCGAGGAAGTGTGTGACGGCGGTATCAGACATTCGCAATTTCCAAGGCAGGCGCGGCGCCGGTGGCGATGTGGGGGCTGGTCAAGCTGTCGCCGTCCGGTCGGTCGGGCAGGTTTTCGAGGCGGCGGCATTCGTTGGCGGTCATCGTGCCGCTGGCGCGCAGGGAGGCGTAAAAGGCGGCGCGTTGGGCGCTGTCGGCCTGGAGCAAGCCATCGGTGACGAAGTCGATCGAGTAAGTCTTGCGATCTGCCGGTGATATCAGCGCGCGGCGGTAGGCAGCCCGGATCGTGTTGATCCACGGCAGCAAGGTCATTTGGAGGAACTGCCGGCCCATCTGCTCGGAATTCGAGAGCGTGGCCTTGGCGAGTTCGCCGATCAGCGTCGGCGGGACGTTGAAGGCCTTCGCGATCTCGCCGATCTGGAAGGCGCGCATCTCCATGAACTGGAGATCGACGGTCTTGAACTCGGTCGCCTCCCATTTCACACCCGCGTAGAGCACAGCGGGTTTGCCGCTGTTTTCGTCGGAATGCATGACGCCGAAGCCGGTCGCCAGCTTGGAGGCACCCGCTGCGGACTTGATCTCGGGAGCCATTAAAACGCCGGACGGCCGGGCGCCCTTGGAGAAGATGCGTGACGCGTGGCGCTCCAGAGCGATGGCGAGGCTGATCGTGTCGCGCGCCCGCTGGATCGTGGCGATGCCGGTGATACCGTCGAGCGAGCACGGCGCCGGGATGTGGATCACGTCGGCGTGATGGATCGGGGTGCTCTGGCCTTGCAGTTTGAACCAGGGCTCGCCGGTGTTTTCGTCGCGCAGGATCGACACGGCGCCGGGATCGAGGCGAAGGATTTCGTAGGGCACGCCATCGGCATCACGACGGACCAGACCGAAGCCGTTGCCGCGAAGCAGTGAGTCGGTGACGAGCTGGCCGCGCAGGTGGCCCGCGGAGGTCCACTCGTTCGCGTCATCATGCACGAGGGCGTAGGCGGGATGATCGGGCGCCTCGGTGCGGCTGCCGGCGGCGTTGTCCGTGTAGATCTTCACTGGCAGCGACCCGATGGCGCCTGCGATGAGGCCGACCGCGGCGGCGACGGCGGGAACACCCATGGCGCTCGTCGGGGTGACGGAGGGACCAGCGGTTGGCGTCGAGCCGCCGAAGAAGGGCGACCAAGGGCCAAGATCAGACAGACCGACCACGACGGGCAACTCGGCCTTGGTCTCGTCGCCTTCACTGTCGATTTCAAAATTCATTATTTGGTACCAGTTGGTCACTGATAACAATATAAGGTATCGAACGCCGACCTACAACGGTTTGTTGTAGGCCTTGGGACAAGTTGGTATCAATTAGTCCCGTTTGGAGTTGAAAATGGCCGTTATCGCATTCGTTTCGCAGAAAGGCGGCGTTGGGAAATCCACGCTGGCCCGCGCCTTGGCGCGCGAAGCCGTGGCCGGCGGCTTATCGGTGCTGGTCGGGGATCTCGACGTTCAACAGCTCACGACGTTGCGCTGGTCGGCTCGTCGCGAAGCTGCTGGTCTGGAGCCGGCTGTTCCAGTGCAGAGGTTCGACAACGTGGCGGAAGCGATCGAGGCCGAGGCGAACGTCGATCTGCTCATTCTCGACGGCCCCGCGAGGGCGAGTGCCGACACGCTGGAGATCGCCCAGCATGCCGCTCTGGTTGTGATCCCCAGCAATCCGGGCGCCGATGATCTGGAGCCGACAATTTTGCTGCTCCACGAGTTGATCAGCGAGGGCATCCCCAAGGCGCGGCTCGCGGTGGCTCTTGTGCGTGTCGGGACGGATGCCGAGGAAGCCGCTGCGCGGGCCTACGTCGAGGTCGCTGGATACGATGTGCTGCCGGGTGCCATCGCCGAGCGAGCAGCCTACAGGCAGGCGCAGAGCGGGGGCGCGAGCCTTACTGAGGTCCGGTTCGCCGGTCTGGCAGGCAAGGCCGAAACGCTGGTCCAAGCGATCATTGATCGAGCGACCGAATAGTATTAAGTGGTATTTTTCGGTATCAAAAAGTTTCAGGTGATAACATGGCGATCGACGCGACCAAGCTGAAAAAACCTGCTGGCCTCGGGGCTCCACCCACTCCAGCCGAGGCGCCCGGCAACGTGAAGCCCAACGCCTCGCTGCAAGATCTGGCCCGGCAGAGGCGCGCTCTGCTCGCGAGTGAGGTTGAAGATCCTGCCCCAGTTCTGAAAGAGAGCAAGCCCGGCCGGAAGGGTCGGCCCAAGCTCGATTATGAGACCCGCCAACTCGGCGCTCGCGTCCATGTCGACACCTACGCCAGAATCGAGGCGATCACGAAGCGAGAGCGCGTCGGGCTCGGGCCGCTCGTGGATCGCATGGTGGTTCTCTACGAGGAAGCGCGGTTGAAACAGGCCCAGGCGCTCGGTGAGCAGGCCCAGGGCGAGACGAACGACGACTTCATCGCCCGCGTGTTCCGGCTCTAGCTCTATCCGTCCGGTCTGCCGAACGAAGCCCTGCGCATCACGCAGGGCTTTTTCGTTGGCGACGGAGGTCGCTGCGAATCTCAACACGTCGCGGATTCTCGAACAGGTCTGCCATTCGCCATCCCGAATGCCTCTTGGAGCCTCAGATTCGGGCGCTGACGGTCTTCGCCTGGAGCTTTGGTATTCGTGGTGGGTGAGGAAATACCCCCTCCCCCTGGCGCCCCGGGGGCACGGGCGAGCCGCATCCACGCCTGCCACTCGCGGCTGACGATCCGCACGACGTTCGACAGGTTCCTCCAGGCACTCGCCCGACGTTCCTCGATCGTGAGCAGGCCTAGGCCGCGAGCACGGCGCAAGGCGGCCCGCACGGTCGATCTGGAGACGCCTGCAACGGCGGCGATGTGGTCGAGGTGCATTCGGCAATCGCCGCGCTTCACGGCCTCCACGGTCACGACGGCGAGCACGGCTTGCTCGGCTTGCGTGAACTGGCAAGCGATCTGCGGCGGGAGGCGGCCGGTGGCGGCCCAACGGCGGCGGCGCTCCATGGATGCGTCCGTGCGCGGCCTGGACCCTACGCGAACCCGTAGGGTCGGGGGCGCGATCCCAGGAACGTGCGAGCCCTTCCGGGCATCGATCAGCGTCGACAACGCCTCGGCGTCGGTGTCGGTGATGCCACCGGCCGTGTAGGCCGCCCAGAGCGTCTTCGCGATCTCGGGCAGACGGTCTCTCGGCGCGGCTTCGATCGCCTGCCGCAATTGTGATGAAAACACGTTCAGCCCTCATGGGGCCGCGTCGGGCACAAACGATCTCGGGCGGGCACGTCTTGCCCGTTGACTCCGGTGTAGGAGCTATGAGAGATTTGCGCCTGTTCAGGTGCGCAAGCTCCCATCGATATCGCGGCCTCCATCCCTGCCAGGGGATCGGGGGCCGCTCTCGTTTCAGACCTTCAACGGCTCGTTGCAGTGATCCTTTGAGCGCCGAGGCGCCAGACCGTTAACCTTGGCTCGTGCCGACAGATTCGGCAACCCGCCGGCCGGGATCAGCCTGCAGATGTTGTAGCGTGCGCTCAGTGGGCTTGCGCCCCTCAGGCGATCGACCGGGCGTCGTTCCCGAATTCGTCGCCGGCGTACGGCACGGCGGTGCGGGCGCGGAGGTGCTTCCCGAGATCCTCGGGGTCGGCGCTGGAGACGATCCAGCCGAAGAACGGCGCGCCGACGATCTGGATGACGCTCCACGTCCCGACAGTGTCGTGCTCGCCGGTGGTCGTCAGCATCTTGCCCTGGTCATTGGATCGAACGTGGGTGCTGCTGTTGTTGAGTTCTTCGAAATCAACGGCGGTGATCTGGCGAGGCTGCATGTGCTTCCCTAAATGGTATCATTTAATACCGAATGAACCCTTATGGGAATTTTCGGTGGCTCTTGCATGCACTTCGCCGGAGTCGGCGTCAATCTCCGAATGGAGAGCCGCCACACCTTCTGGATGTTCTCGACGCCGAGCATCTTCAAGGTGTTGAACGTATTCCAGCGGGAGGTCGGCGGCCGGGTGCCCGTGGGATCGCCGAGGTGATTCACTGACGGCGGCGATGGGCTCCGGTGCTGCCGGAGTAGCTGTCAAAGCCAGCGGCCGGTGGTGGCCCTCCAATGCGAGTTCGGCCCGGATTTCCGCATGGATGCGCTCGCCGGCATCCCGAAGATCATCGGTGACGCTGTAGAGCTGGACGTGCGCCTTCGGATCGAGGCCGGCGGCTTCGCGAAGGTGGCGCCGGGTGCGCCCTACTCGCTTGAGCGAGTAGCAGGCCCAGCCATCGGGATCACGCTGCCGGCGCACGTCGGCACAGCGTGATCCCGATCGGGTCCAATTGCCCCCAGATTTAGCGAGTGCCTTTTCGAAGATCGTCGGGTCTTCGTCATCATTCATAGCGAGGCCGCCATGAACATGCTGCCGGCCGTCGTCGTCGGTCTCGATCCCGATCCAGAGCGTGACCGAGCGGCCGATCTCGCGTTTCAGGACGCGGGCCACTCGGCGCCGGTACAGATCGAGTTGGCCGCGGGTGTTCTCGTTTGCCGCCGCGATGATCTTCGGATCGAAATTAAGCGAGAACGCGAACGGCACCCCGAAATCAGGGAGTGCTCTGTTGATGGCGATCACACGGGGAAGCTCGCCGGCATCGGCCCAGCCGGCGATTGCGCGCGGCCGGTGGGTCGGATTGGCCGGGATCCTCTGTGCGTGTGTCTTCTGTGTTTTAATGTCGGTGTGACGGGGGTGATCAGTGGGGTGGGAGAGAGGGGTGGGGTCTTTAACGGCCTCGCTCTTTCCGGCCTCGATCGGCGCACGCATTTTCGCTGCATCTGCGCTCTGCCGAACGCCTGATTGGCGCAGTCGGCGGCGAGACGGCTTTGTTACCAAAACACGCACTGAGATCGAGGGTGCTGCGGTGGGCTCGGCGGCCACTTCCAGGGCGTCGTCGTTCGCCGGCCGCGGGGTGCGGGTAGGCCGGCGACCGGGAGCGCCGAAGCGCGTCATGATCTCACGCATGCGGTCGCGAGCCACGGCCTTGCGCGCAATGATCTCCAGCCAACGTGGATCGATCGGCGAAGGCGCGATGGTATCCGACACGACGTGCGGAAACACGGTCGGAAGTCCGGCCATCATTTCCTGCAAATAAATGTCGTCTTCGTCTTGCAGAACGGCGCAAGCGTTGCTATTGATTTGCACGTTGGAACGATCTGTGAAGAAAAAGCGCCGGCCTTTGGAAGGGCTCCGGCGCTTTTTCTTTGTGAACTAGTGGGTGTTGGCTGCGTTGCGAACCTGCCGGGCGAGGTCCGACGCCATCCCGTGGGTGATCGCGCCCTTGATCTGCTTCCCGGTGCCGAGCGTCTGGCCCTCGATGACTTCCTCAAGCCCGAGCAGCACGCCAGCACCGTGTCGACCAATGACCAGAACGAAGTCGGCGCCCCCCAGGCCGTCGCGACCGTAAAAGCGCGGCGTGCCCCGTCCGACCCTCAGCGCCGTCGCAGCGTGCTGAAGATCGTCGGCGACGGCGAGCGCCATCGTGCGATTCATCTTCGGAAGGATCTGGCCGTCGATCGTCAGCCGAACGAAATCGCCGTCGCGAACAACCTCGTATCCCGGAAGGACATCGGCGATCTCGCCGGCCTCGATCGCGAGGTTGAGCAGGTACTCGACGGTCTCGGTGAGACCGAGCTTGCGCGCGGTCGCGAGGGATCGGATTTGGCCGGCGCGTGCTGCCGGCAGTTTCATCATTGCGGTTGCGGATGCCATCGAACTTCGCCTCTTGATAACTGGTAAACCATTGTATCAGAGGGACGGGTCAATGTGTGGGAAATCGTACACTCTTCGTTCGCGTAAGGCTGTTTATGGAACCAAGTTCGGGGCCTCCGGACAGTCTTCGTAAGCACCCGCGCGCCGATCGAGGCCGCTGGGAGAACAGGGCCAGTTTTAACCGCCCCAGGAGGGCCGTGGGCGGGATCGACTATACTAGCCGGTACTGTGGCGCGGGATTCAGCCGCGCCCGCTGGCGGTGCCTCAAAAAATCAGGTGTCGAGGTTGAAGCTCCGCCGGAAAGTCGCCGTGACAGTGCGCAAGCCGCCGTCGCCGCGCTTGTCGGTCATATCCTTGCAGGTCCATTTGATCGGGGTCGCCTCGTCGCTCGGCGTGTACCAGAACGGCTCGACGCCTTTGCGCGCGGCGATGAAGCTCGTGATGTAGGCGGCCTGCGCCGGGAGCAACGTCTCCCAGGTGAGCGCCAAGATCGCCCGGACGTTGTTGATGCCGTCCGGGCCGTCTTGAGAATATCCGTCACCGAACTCTGCGGAAAGAACGCGGAACTCGGGCTTGTTGATCGTTCCCGGTGACGGCGCCACCGGGGGTGTGAAGGTCTGGATGGTCATTTTAACGTCTATCTTCCCAACATGCCGTTTGGTCTCATTTGTCGGCGAAGCTCTGAACAGATAGTCGACCGCATCGTAGCGTCGATCTGCGCACCGATCTGCTTGGATAGATCAGCGTTGCTTTCTGGGGTGCCGCCCCCATTGGTGTTCAGGTGAATCACGGGGGCGATGGAGATCGTCTGACCGACCGCTGCGCTACCATCCGACGACGAGCCGCCGCCGACGATGCCGCCGGTGGCGAACTTGGGGATGTTGCCGCTGTTGATCGCCTCCAGCACGCCACGATGGCGGGCCGTGGCCGCGGCGGTGACGATGAACTCGCCATTGCTCACCATGGCCGGGATGGAATCCGAGGTGCCGGTGCCCGGCCCGCGGATTGCGCCACCCTCGGCGAAGCTCAGGAATTTCAGGCCGACATCGACGCCAGCGCTGGAGCCGCCGCTGCCGCTGAACAGGCCGCTGAGAATGCCGCCCGAGGTTGAGTTCGACTTCCCGAACAGGCTGTCGGTGAGCGCGTTGACGCTCTGATCAGCGAGGCGATCCATCACCCTGTTGACCGCATTGTAGAGCGTCTGCATCGCGGTGGTGCCGTTGCGCGCGTCGGACACGATCCCGCCGAGCACCGAGTTGGAGACCGAGCGCAGGGCCTCGTGCTGCTCTCGCACCTCCTCCAGCTTATCCTTGTATTCGACCGTCGCCGCCGAGGCCTCCTTGATCTTCGCGATCTGCTCCGCCGAGAGTGTGATGCCCTTTTGCTTGGCGATTTCTTCGGCCTTGGCGAGGTTGATCGAAATTTGCTTCTCGCTGTTGCTCTTGCCGATCGCATCCACCTCGGCTTTGAGGGCGGCTGTGGAGCGCGTGATTCCGTTGATGTAGCTTTGCAGAGCATCGATGCTCTCTGACGGGCTCGCGGCCGGCGAGGCAGCCTTGCCGCCACCCGTGGCCGCGGGCTTCTCGGTGAAAAACGACAACGGCCGGCGCGGCGGGGCCGGTGGGTCCGCGATGGTCATGGTGGGTTGGTCGGGGCCGATGGGGGCCGGGTACAGAACCTTGCCACGCGCACCACGGCCGGCGGCGGCGCCTAGGTCGGCCGCGAGGTTTCCCTCGCCTTCCTGCGCCGCGCGCGAGGCCAGGGGCGATTGCAGGGCGGACGGGGGCTGTGCAGCCACTGCGGCCTTGCCGGCGGCCAGCATTTTGTCGAGGAAAACGCCAGCCGCGGTGGATGCGCCGGCAACTTGTTGAACGATCTTCAACCAGACGTCGAGCACGGCCTGCCCGGCGCCCGCGAGCGCCACTGAGACCTGCAAGGCGTTGTCGATCTCGGTGTAGGCGGCGGCGAGCTGCTCGCGGAACGCCTGCGCCCGCTCCACCTCTTCTTGCGAAACGATATCCTCGCGCTTGCGGTCGAGCGCCGTCGCAATGGCATCAATTTCGAGGCGGCCGGATCGAATACGCTCTGCGGTCTCTGGCCCGAACAGACGCTCGGCGAGGTCGATCGCGGCGAGCTGTTCCCCAAGGTCGCGGAGTTCCTGCATCGCCGTGACGGCGGCCCGGATGCGGCCTTCGTTGTCATTGGGGCCGGCGGCCTTGTAGGCAGCTAGGCCGGCGCTTTGGAAATCACCCGTGAATTTTGTCTCGAACAGCTCGTCGAGCCGGGTTTTGATCGCGTCGGGCGTTTCGAATTTCGGGGTGACGACGTTGCCGGCGCGTTTGAGTGCGGCCTCGATCTCATTGACGTCCAACTTTGCCTTCTCGGCGGCCTCGCTGAACCGCTGGAAGAATTCGACGCCGACGCCCGCCTTCTCGGCGTTCTCGCCGAGTTTGATGAATCGGTCGAGCTGCTCGTTCGCTTGGCCGATCGCGTTGGAGACCACGGCGTAGCTGGCGAGGACCAGCGCCGCGGTGCCGGCGAGGCCGATGGCGGCGGCCTTGGCGGTGTTCAATTGGATCGGCAGCTTGCTCAACGACGAGATGCCGGCGAAGGCGGTGTTGATTTTCCCGGCCGCGCCCTGGAAATTCGTGGCGATGTCGAGGGCGTGGCGCTTGGCGAGGTCTCCCGCCTTCGCCATGGCGCTGTCGAACGCGGAGGTGTCGCCGCCGACTTTGATCGCAAGGCCGCCTGACATAGCTTAAATCTCCTGTTTCACAGCATCTTCGACCGCATCGCCGATGTTCGATTTGATTTTATCACGCATTCTCTCAATGGTCGGATAGAAAAACGGGCGCGCTTCACTGTGCGAAGTGCCGTATTCCGACATCAGAGCTTCATCGAATTGCACGCCGGACTTGTTCGTCCGCGTGGTCTCCGGGGTGCCGCCGGCCCGCACGGTGACGATTAGGGGGTCGTCGCCGGGCTCGACGCGCACGCTCTCCCGTAAGCTGCCGGCATCTTCCGGGGCGGCGTCGCGGATCGCGTCGGCGAGCCGCTCTGCGTCATCCTCGACGGCGGCCTGCGCGGCGGCGAGCACGCGGCTGGATCGAGTGAGGCTCTGGAAGATTCCAAGTCCCTGGAGTTCGGCGGAAATCATGCGGCGATCCTGTTCGTAAGCGGGTCGAAGTCGGGGTGATCGTAGATCGAGAGGCCGGTCTCGCCGGTCGAGGCGAGCGACACCGCCATGGCTGTCGCCACCGCGCCGTCGATCCGGTCGGTGCTCTTGCCTTTGTGGAAGGTGACATTGTCGTTCCGGTCGCGCACGGTGGCGATGTTCTCGAAATTCCAGCGCAGCACCGGGTTGCCGTCATGCCGGAAGGTGCCGCCCTTGATCGCGCGATCAAGGGCGTCGACCGCGGGCACCATCATTTTCCAGCTCTGATCGAACCGGGTGACGGGCAGGCCCTCGTCGAGCAGCTCTGACATCACCAGCGCGGCGCGCGCGGGGTCGAACGCGATCTGGAGCACGTTGAACCGGGCGCACAGCTCGCGGACCTTATCGGCGACCATCCCATGGTCGATGATCGGCCCTTCCGTGGGGGTGATGTACCCGGCGGCGGCCCAGGTCGGGTAGGCGACGCCATCGCGATCGGCGCGCAGGCGCAGGCTGTCACGCGGGCAAAAGAAGAACGGGACCACGAGGATGTTGCCCTCGTCGTCGCGGAACGCCGCCACGATCGCCGTAAGGTCGTCCGAGACGGACATATCGACGGCCAACCAGCACTCACGGCCCTCAAGGGCTGCAAGGTCGATCTCGGTGGCGCCCATGTCGAACAGGTCCATCTCGACGAAGCCGGCCGACACGTTCTTGTCGTGCCAGACGTTGAGGTTGAACTGCAGAAACGCGTCGAGGTCTGAGGGGCTGTGCTCGGCCTTACGCACCTTGTCTTGGAACGCGGCGAGGTCGGGATAGCCGTAGGCGAGGCCGGGGTTCACGGCATGGTGGAGCGCCGGGTCACGCCAATCGGCATCCTTGGCGGCCATGAAGATCACCGGCAACGTCGCCGAGTCGTCGATCTCGCCGTTCTGCACCTTGAGGGCGTAGCTGACGGTCTCCCAGGCCAAGTTGTCCTGCCCGCGGCCGGAGGTCGAGGCGACGATCATCAGCGTGTTCGGCGTCTTCACGAGCGACGAGTCCAGGCTTTCCCAGAGATCGCGACCGGCCCGGCCGCGCCATACGTGAAGCTCGTCGGCGATGACGAGCGCAGGCGTCTTGCCATGCTGAACGCCGCCATCCGCCGACAGGGCGCGGTAGCGCGTCGAGTAGCTCCGGCAGGCGATCGTGCTCTCGGATTTGCTGATCTTGAGGTGAGGCGACAGCCGGCTGTCGTGCTGAATGATGAGCGCGGCCTCGTCGAACAGCTCGCGAGCTTGCTCAAGCGCCGACGCCGCGGACAGCACCAGGCCGCCGGTGATCCGCTCCGGCCCGCACAGGTGCAACAGCGTGATCGCAGCACAGATCGCCGTCTTGCGATTGCCGCGAGGCAGCAACAGGACCAGCCGGCGCACGATGCGGTTTCCGGACGCGTCACGAGGCCCGTAGAGGCGTCGGATCACCCGCTCGGCCCAGGGGTCGAGGGTGAAGGGGTGGCCGGTGGCGGGGTTTTTTGGATGCTTGAGCCGGCGCAGCCATGCGACTGCTCGCTCGCCATAGCCAAACGGATCGGGAATCGCCGACCCGTCTTCAATCCAGCAAGGCGTCGTCGTCATGATCTTCAC